GACAAACTTTTCGGGAAGGATCTATGGTTCGACGTGCGCGAAGCTGCTGGCGCGAACTACGAAGTGACGGCGGCGGGGGACTGGAAAACGGTTCAGGGCCACGAAGCACTTCGCCAGGCGATCATTCGGCGGATCATTACCGATCCAGGCGAGTGGGCAGCGCTTCCGGGATACGGCGTGGGTGCGCGAATGTTCGTGAAGGCGCGGAACACCAGGGCCACACGTGATGAACTATCAGAACGAATCCGTGGACAGCTGATCCAGGATCCCAGGATCGAATCAGTGGAAGCGGTGGCCGTGGAGATCACGGCCCAAAGCCTGCGCATAAGCGTCACGGTTCAACCCAAGGGGCGCAGCTTGCGCCAGGAAGCGGTTCGCGCTTCAGTGGAGATCTAGTCAATGCCAGTGGCCCCAAGTTTTTCGGATCTAGTCACCCAAGGCCAAGCGGAAGCTGACGCCAGGCGGCCCGATCTCACGTTCATAGCCGGGGACATTACCCTGGCCCAGATCCATGGTTCGGCGGCGATGGCGGACGCGGTGATCCGGTTCGCGGCGCAATCGTTCAAAGCCACCTTCCTTGACGGCGCAGTGGGTGACGAACTGACGGCCCTGGTGGACGATCACCTGAATATCCAGCGAGTCCTGGCCACGCCTTCCCAGGTAACGATCAGCGTTTCACGGCCTGCTGGGCTATTGCCAGCCGGAACGATCCTGGCGGGCACCACTGTGGCCACGGGGTTCGATGCGAACGGCGATGAAATCCAGTTCACGCTGGACGCGAACATGGTTTTCGGGCTGGGCGCCACTGGCCCGCTATCAGGGAACGCCACGGCCACCATCAGCGGGCGGGACAGCAACGTGAAGGCCAACACGATCACCAGGGTGATCGACGTGCCAGCGTTTGACGCTACTTTCACGGTGGCGAACGCGGCAACTGGTGGCGGCGGAAACGATGAAGAAACGGACGAAGAACTGCGCACAAGGGCGCGCCAGTTTTTCGCTACACTACGGCGCGGAACCCTGGCAGCCCTGGAGTTCGGGGCGCGGCTGATCCCTTCCGTTCGCGTGGCGAAGGCACTGGAAGATCTGGCGAACGCCCTGGTGACGGTTCGTGTGACGGACAGTGACGGAAACTCCACGGCCCAAATGATCACTGACGTTCAGGCGGAACTTGAAAACTGGCGCTGTGCTGGTTCGATCGTTTCAGTTCTGGGCGGATCCCAGCTGCTGGTGGATATGACGATCAGCCTGACGGTTCGCGCAGGATTTGACGTGGCGGCCCAGGCTGCGCTTCTGGCCACAGCTGTGGAAAACAGAGTGCTGAAGCTGCTGGTGGGTGAAACCTTATTCCTGGACTCGCTGATCGGTTCGCTGATCGCGGTGTATCCGGACGATATCCTGGACGTTACTTTCAACGCGATCACCACCACGCCAGGCGGCGCACAGCCGATCGCGGACCTGGTGGCTGGAACTTCAGAAGTGATCCGGGCTGGAACCATCACGGTGCTGGGGGCATAGGATGGCGCTGACGGTAACGGAACAGAAACTGCTGGACTTCGCGAAGGGTTCGCTTCCGTCCTGGTTTTCTGACAGCGAACGGGAAATGGAATTCCTGGCGGCTGCTGCGAAGATCATGGGCCAGGCGCACGCCCAGATCGCGGACTGGTACGGAAACACGCTGATCGGAACGGCCGTGGGCCCAGTTTCACTGGATCCGGACTGGCTGAATCAGCACGCCATAGATCGCGGCACAGCGCGCCAGGACGGTGAAACGGACGTGGCCCTGCGCCAGCGGCTGCGGAGCGTGGAAGACGCGCTGACGCGGCCCACGATACTGGCAGCCACCCAGGCCATCGTGGACGCGGAAGGAATCCTGGGCACTGTGGCCATGGTGGAACTGCGGATCGATCAGGGGTATTTCGGGATCTACTCTAGCGATACCGGGACGGGCGGCGAATTCACGGATCAAGGCGCTGGCGTGTTCAAGTTCACGCCCACGGTTCCATTCGAAAACCCACTGTTCCGGGCGCCACTGGATAACGTGTGGGGAATGCCACAGCTGGTGATCAGCGGAGCGGCCAGCGCAGGTAATGACGGGACTTTCCCGATCACGGCCACGGATGGCGATGGCGTTCTATTTGCGAACGGTGCTGGCGTGGCCCAGGTGGACGCCACAGCTACCTGGGAAGTGGAAAAGCGGGACGGGCTGGGGAACGTGATCCCAAACGGAAGCGGGAAGGCGTTCCTTTCTAGGGGCTACAGGCTACACGGCGATCCACGGTCAAAGCTGATCCTGATCCTACCGTTCGGCTGTACAGCCGGGACGGCGGCCAGTGTGGCGGAAATGCTGCGCCAGAAAGCTGGCGCTGGCGTGGTAAAGGTGACGGAATGCAGACTGAACCCGTAAGGAAGAAACGATGAAAATACTATTCAGCGATGGCGAAGCTATCGAGCACGGCGATCACAACGCGCAGCGTGAATTCACGCTGCGCACCATATCTGACTTGCTGGCGGCGAACATGGCGGCCCCTGATTCAGTGATATGGTCCAGCGATTCAGCGCGTGGGATCTCTGAATTGCGGCCACTGCGCCAGGCTGGATCATTCTTCCATTCGTTCGGCGGGGCATCTTCCACGGTGGAAGTATACGGCGGGCTATGGTTGCTGTTCGATTCCAGCGCGAACCTGGGCGCGGACCAGCAGATCGGAATTCTGGCCCATAAGGATACTTCAGAAATAATCACCGGATTCATCCCGGCCAGCGCTGGAAACTGGCGCAGGGATATCATTCAGGCGCGTGTGACCTACGCGGACGATCCAAACGAGATCCGCGATTTCAAGGACGCGATAACCGGCGCGCTATCCACGATCAGCCTGGTGAAAACCAGCAGGGCGGTGGTGGAATATGCAAGAAAGGCGGGCCTGGAACACGCAAGTTCAGCGCTGGCAAGTGACGCGGCCACGGAACAATCTGCTGACGCGGGGTGGTTTAAGATCGGAAGCGTGCTGGTGGATGACAACGCGCTGGCGTCATTCATAGCCAACGCGTGGGACTGGCGGAAGCCATGGGGCTACAGCACCGGGCAGACTCACGTGGAGGATTTCGGATATGGGAACACCCACACGATCAACTTCGAACGTGAACAGATAACTGGGGACATTGAACAGATCGTGGCGGGCTGTCCCTTCGCGAAGAACCAGGTGGGCTGTGGACAGCGAAACCAGGCTGGGAACGTGCGCCTGGAACGGATCAGACTGCTGGGCCAGTACACGGTGGGGCCACCCACAGTTTCTGACGTGCGCCTGGTGGCCTACAATCTTCAGAACCAGAACGATGGGGACAGCCGGACCGTCACGTCACGCGTCACTGCGGGACCAACAAACCACCTCCTACTGGATCCTTCCACCTATCCTTCCGATCCGCCACTGTGGTCAAGTGGGCGCGCTGTTCCCTACGCCAGTGGGAGCGAAACATTAAGGCTAAGACTGGAGACAAAGGCGAGCACTGACGAAATAGCCGGGATCGAATGGTTCGGCTGGGGCGGGTTCTAGATCTGGTATATGCTACGGAACAGCGCTGGGGTGGCTGAAGGAATTACTCATGGCCGAAAGAGCGCACAGCCACAGCGATCACGAAGTTCAGAACCTACGGGAACGCCTGGCGAAAACCGAATGGAAGGTGGAAGCGGTGGATGATCGGCTATCACAAGGCGCGGAGTCATTCAGCGATCTGCGGAATTCGATCGGGGCGGTTCGCCAGGATCTGAAGGAAGCCCACGAACGGTTCAGCGCAGCGCTGGCCCCAAAGCCGATCCCTGTATGGAAGGCGGCGGGGGTGGTGTTCGGGATCCTATGCACAGCGATCACTGTGGTGTGGACGCTGGCCAGCTATCCGGATCGCGGCGAATTCAACGAAGCCCAGAAGCAAAACAGCACGGCCCACGAAGATCTGGAAGATGACATGGACCTGGTGCGGGACAGCCAGCGAAACCTGGCCACAGATCAGCGACTGATCAAAGCCAGCCAGGAAAGCACGGACAAGTCCCTGGGGAAGATTGACGGGAAGCTGGACAAGCTGCTGGAACCCAGGCCACGGAAGCGATAGAATCCGAACGGGGAAGCGATAGAATCCGAACGGGGAAGCGAAGCCCACCTGGCCGACACTGGAGTGTTTTCAAACCATCACTGAAGGGGAACCGTCCAAATGTCGAGCACGATGCTACAGCAAGAAACCCAGATCCGCGCCAGCCTACTAGCTGATCGCGATGACACGATCGCGTCAACCGTCGCGAACTTCGAAACGAACCCAGTTTCATTACTGGACGATATCAACAATATCTGTTCGGCCATTTCGAACCTTTACGATGGCCACGCGGGTGACTGGTTCGTGGATCTCAACACCCCAGCAGCGCTGGAAGCTGGCGCCCAGCGTGGTGTGAACGATCTGAACACCAGCCTTCACGCTGTGGAAAAAAAGCGATTCCTGGAAAGGCTGTTCGTCCATACTGACGTGACGGTTTCGGCGGCCCAGAACTGGGAAGCGCTGCTGATCGGTGAACTGCCAAGTGTGACCACGATGGCGGTGGGCGCAGTGACCACGAAGGGCGTGGCTGTGGCGGCCCACGGCGGGACATTCGACACCCACAGCCTGGCGGTGGCGGCTGGTGCCACGTTCGCGAACCCACAAAACCTATGCGCGATCGTTGATTCAGTCACTCACGATCCGATCCTATCTGGCGGCCAGAAAATCTGGGGCCTACTCCATTCAGAAAATGCGACTGATGGCCACACGGCCACGGGGACCACACCGAACCGGATCCAGATTTCGTTCGTTCGCTTGAACGCTGGCGGGACGGCGTTCGAAGCCTGTCCCGTGGCGGACATTGCTGGGAAGACCGTCCATTACGAAGCGCGCCAGCGGAAGGCGTTCGATGAGCTCACCCAGCAGGCCCTGTTAGGCGGCGGTGATATTGACGTTCCAGCAGGCGCAACTGTGGATCGCCAGTCTGCATACGATAACCAGGGCGCGGCTGTGGTGTCACAAACCACTGACGCCACGCTGGACCTGGCGGCTGGCCTTGCATGGGAAATAGGGGACTTGGCAAGCGCGCCACTGTTCCAGGTGATCGAAGGCAGCACTGGCGGAACCAGCCAGCTGAACATTCTGGCGGGCGTGGATGAACTGGACATTGACGCGATCGTGGTGGACATAGCGAACGGCGCCACGATTAACAGCGGCGGAACACGGCCGATCGCTGTGGGCGTCACTGATGGCGTGATCGCGTCCACTGCTGGCGATCTAGGTCTAACGGCGGCGGCTGAACTGATCCTGGATGACGGGAACAGAGTGGGAAGCACCTGGGCGGCACCTGTGAAATGGTCTGAAACCCAGGCGGAATGGAACGCCCTGGAAACCATTTATGGCGGCGAACTATCGATCGCTGCGATGCTGGCCCTGGCGTTCAATGCCACGAACAGGCGGCGCGTGTTCGCGGTGGTCACGGCGAACGTCGCGGCTGGCGTGGACATTGTGAACCCCACGAACATCGACGCGGCACTGGGCGATCTGTCCATTGGCGTGTTCGTGGACGCGTACGATTTCTATCATAACGGCCAGTATTTGCGAGTGGACGCGGCGATCGCTGGGGTTGGGGACGTGTACCCTGGAACTTCCCTTGCTGGTGGCCAGATCAAGCTGAACCGAAAGCTGAAGATCGGTGACACGATCGCGATGATCGATCTGGCGGGCTAACCTGAACACCAGGGGGCGCTGGGAAACTATCGCCCCCATGGTGTAGGCTGGCGGCCATGACACTGGGAACAGAAGAAACCACCGAAATCGTGGCCCGAACCCTGGAAGGCCAGGCGGCTGAAGCGCAAAAAGCGGCGGACGCTGCCAGCGAACGAAGCCACCAGCACCAGGGGGCGCGGGACGTGATCAAGGTGATCGAAGCAAACCTGAAGGCCATCACACCAGCAGCGGAAGCCGAGATCATGGCGGACGAAAGCCTGGACGATGAAACCAAGATCGTGGCCCTGAAGCACGTGGCCCGATCTATGATGCGAGTGGCCCACAGCATGAACGAAGCCCACAAGAATCAGCACCAGATGGCGTTCCTGACGATGGGCGAAGCCAAGGCCATGAACCAGGCGGCGGAACAAATGCGGAAGGCTGCTGGCGTTCGGCGGGCGGTGGACCGTGGGCGCGCTGAATCGGTGGCGATGGGCGAAGTGAACAAGGCAGCCAAGGCGCAAGCGAAGCCCAAGCGGAAGCGGGCGGTGAAGAAAAAGGCGCTGGCAGTGAAGGCGAAGGCCAAGAAAAAGGACTGATGGGGACAAAGGATCCGAACCAGGGGAACCTGGAACTGGAGGAAGACACCACCCCAGTGGCCGTGGGCCAGGTGCGCCTGGTGGGCGGCGCGTTCAAGGCCATGGACGCCACTGGCGTGTTTGACCTGCGCAGCGGTTCGGGACTATCGGAAGCGGGCCACGCGTCACTTCGCCAGCTGATCCATTTTATAGATGACGGCCCAGCTGAAGGGTTCGCCAGCGGTGCGTTCAAACAAACCACTGGCGGCGTGTTCCCCACGGCGGAAACGTGGTTCGTGGTGGGTTCCACTCCACCAGCCGGGAAGATCGTGGAACTGCTGACCACGTGGCTGGCTGCCAAGATCACCCAGGAAGTCTGGAAGATCTACGATACTGACGGGGCCACAGTTATGGCCACAGTGACTGACGCGATCACGTATTCGGGCGCGTTCGAAACCAGCCGGATAAGGACGATCACCTGATGGCAGAAAACCCCACAGCAATACTTCACACGCTAGCAGGCGCACCACTGGCGACTGATGGCGGCGATCGGCTGACCGTGAACGCGGACGCGCTGCCACTCCCTGCTGGTGCTACCACGGAAGCGAAGCTGGAAGCGGTGCGGGCGATCCTGGCGACGATTGACGCGGACACTGGCGCGCTGGTGGCCAAGGACTTCGCCACGGAAGCCAGCCTGGCGGCCCTGCTGACGAACAACGCTGACATTGAAACGATCCTGACGGCGATCAGGGACACGGCCGGAATTAAGAAAATCACTGACGGCGTGGCCCTGAATGCTGGCAGCCATTTGATCGGAACCGTGAAGCTACGCGGATCGGATGGCCTGTTTGACGTGAACGTGGACGCCAGCCACAGGCTATCCACCACCAGCGCGGTGGTGATTCCAGCGGGGTTCACGGAAGTTTCCGAGGTGTTCCAGGCGATCGTCACTGGTAACGGTTCGATCGACAATGATCACGTGGTTCCGGCCGGGAAAACCCTATCCATTTCGCAGTTTTTCGGCGGCGGTGAAGTCCAGGTGAGCAAGTCGTCAAAGTTCGAACTTTACCATTCCACTGATGGCGGGACCACAGACGGGGCCCTGCTGGCGTTCGGATACATAGGGGGCGGTTCTAACAACTTCAGGGTGGATCTGAACTATGACGTTCTGGGCGTAGGCACGGACCAGCTGATCCGGATGCGGCGCGTACGCCTGGATGGCGTATCACTTGAACTGGCAGCTGGCTGGATCGGAATCGAAGCAATCTGATGGCGGTTATAAACGGAAAACTGGTGGTGGACGTGGCGGCGCTTTCAGAGGAAGTGGCGGACACTGTGATCCCGAACGGTGAAACGTGGGAAGTGTTCAACTTCAGGGGGGCGGCGGCATACCTAGACGATACGGCGGCCTGTTTGATCTGGGATCCAGCAGGCGTTCCTGAGATCCTGGCGTGTACCCACGGGGATGGCACCTTTGAACCGGAATTTTCGTGCGTGGGTGACGGCGTGAAGGCGATAAGGATCAGCCTGCAAAACGACACGAACACCGGCCGCGTGCTTTCTGGCGAATGGAAAGCGAGGAAGATCAGCTAATGCCACCGAACAAAAGACCACTGATCAGCAAGTATCCGGGCGGGAACGTGGCGGCCGGGACCAGCGCCACGAACCCAGTGGGCGCGGATCCACTGGGCGCAAACAGATCGTTCCGGATCACCTGTTTCGGAGCGGCCCTGACTCACGTGGGAACTGCGGAACTACAGATCCGAACCCAGCTGACGCCCACAGAAAAGTGGCGAACGCTGCGAATGGTAGTGGGCCCAGGCAGCGCACACTTTGAGAATTTCCAGCCGATCGAAGGTGACGGCGTGGTGGCCCTGCGCATAGTCCGGACGAATGATGACGCCACGGATCGGAAGATCAAGGTGTGGTGTGAAGGGTTCCGGCGCTAATGGCGAACCGTAAGAACGAAGCGGCTGGCGGCCTGGTGGACGGGATCAATGCAGTGTTCACCACAAGCGTTCCATATCGTCCTGGCACCCTGATGGCGCAGCTGAACGGCGCAGCGTGCATTCCAGCGGAACTGGGGCCACTGACGTTCCAGCTGCCAAGTCCACCCAAGGCTGGATCCGTAGTAACGGCCAGATTCACGGCGGTTTCATAATGGGCCAGGTGGTGGAAGTTCCCAGCGGCGTGATCGATGGCGTCAATCCAGTGTTCACCACCAGCGTGCCATACCAAGCGGGAAGCCTGGCGGTGTGGCTGAATGGCCAGGAATCCCTGGGCTGTTACTCGGAAACGGATCCCAGCGCGGGAACCTTCACGATGCTGGCCCCATTCATTCCGCGAACCGGCGCCTGGGGAAGCGATTCCCTGGCGGTGGATTACAACGATCCCAGCACGGAAGCCGAAACCAGGGAAGTGGATCGGATCGCGTGCGTGATCTCGGAACCGGATCCGATTCAGGCAGTGGTCCGGGACGGCGATCTGATCGCGTGCGTGATCTCGGATTCACCTGACCGGGTGCTGGCCATCGTGGCAGATCTGGACGTGCTGGCGGCTGTGGTGGAAGATGGCGATCGAATACTTGCAACGGTGAAGGACTGCTGATCAATGGCGAACGAACAACCGAAAACTATGTCACTTGGCGAAACCAAGGATCTGATCCTGATCTTCACGAAGTCCAGCGACGGAACGCGCTTGAACCTGGACACTGACCTGGCGGCTGGCGATGACGCGATCCAGCTTCAGGTGAAGAAAAACGAAGGCGATCCGGATCCTGCATTCATCGCGCTGAACCTGGCGGCTGGCATCACGAAGCGCGGCCAGGTGGGTGACGATATCGGCGTGGCTGACGCGGTGATTCCCAGCACGGGAACGCTGCCAGCGAACGCGAACTGGCCAGTGGCGCCAGGGAACGTGGGCGCGTTCCGCTATGACGTTAAGATCGTGCTGGCGAGTGGCGCGGTGAAATACGCGGTGGATCCTTCCGATCTGATCGTGAAGGCTGTGGTGAACGGCGCCTGATGGAATACCTGGCAGCCATAGCGGGACTGACCACGGCGGGGCTGGGCATAACTGTGGCCATTCTGGGCCTGCGCCTATCCGGCGCGAAAGCGGACGCGGCGGACGCGGATCGGGAGCGGCACAATGCAAACAAACAACTGGAAGAAACGGCACGCGAACTGGGCACCTATCGCAAGCGAACGCGGGAACAGTTCAAAGCCCTGCGCGAAGATATTGAACAGCTGGAAGACGATCTGGATTCCTGTGCTACGCCTGGCGCTACTCGGAACCGCCTTGAACGCCTGCTGTCCAAAGCGTCAGACCGTGAAAATGGAGGTAACGCGGCGCGCTTGCCTGGCTGAAGTGGGCCCTGCGCCTGAAGCCCCTGGCCTGGGCAGCCAGAACCACACCACGGATCCAGCCTGCGCTGAAAAGTGGGAAATTTGCATGGACCAGGCGGCGGCGGTTAGACTCGCCAAATATATCGGGGCGGCGCAGCGGTGGATCCGTGACGCAGTTACGCAATGCGAAGCCGAAACCGTGGAAGGATATGAAAATGGCGATCACGAATAGAACGGCGATCATGGCGGCGGCGGCGGCGTTTCTGCTGCTGGTGATATTCAGCGGGCGAAGCCATGGGCAAGCGATCGACGCTGGCACAGTGGAAGCACCAGCGGAAATCGAGGAAGCACCAGCGGCCCCTGAAGCTGCGGAAGCACCAGCGGAACCAGCCAAGGCCACACCAGTGGAAGCGGCGGAAAAGGATCCACTGGGCGAAGCTGCTGAAGTGGTGAACGCGATCAAGTCCGGGAACTGGCGAATGGCGGCGGCTGGCCTGCTGGCGTTCCTAATGCTGGGCCTGGGGAAAATTCGCGGGAAGGTGAAATGGTTCGACGGGGATCGCGGCGGCGCTGTGCTGGTGGGGATCCTTGGTTTCGGCGGCGGCCTGTCCACGGCACTGGCGTCCGGGGTGGCCCTGGATTTCCAGCTGTTCCTGGGCGCGTTCGGCGTAGTGTTCACAGCGGTGGGCGGCTACACCTGGATCAAGCGGCTGATCTGGCCACAGGACAAGCCAAGCGAGGAAACGATCGGTGGAAGCTGACGCGTTCAATGCCAGGGAACTGGCAGCTGGGCGGATCACCACCCAGAACATCACAGCAGCCACCAGGACAGTCCAGAAATATCTGGGCCTGACAGTGGACGGGAAGCTGGGGAACGCCACACGGGCGGCCCTGGCGGACACGATGGACACCCAGCCGGAACCTGCGAGTGAACCAGCAGATCAGCTGGGCCGGTTCGAAGGAACCCTGGGGCGCATTCCGCGATCGCGTGCTGAAATCATGCAAGCGTTCGGGAACCCTGGAACCCTGGCGCGGCCGGATAAGCGATGGCGCAAGCGTGAGATCGTCACGGTTCGCGATCTGCCAGGCGTTCCGTACAAATGGCATGTTCAGGTTCACAGGCTGGCGGAACCGTACCTGCGCGAAGCACTGAAGCGGGCGGCGGCGGATAGCGCCTACCAGGTGGAACGGTGCGGCGTTCACGTTCACCGGGCAATTCGCGGGCGCAGCCAGCTATCACTTCACAGCTGGGGGATCGCGGTGGATATCAACCCAAGCGAAAACCGGGCGCACAAGTTCCAGCGTGGGCATGGACCGATCCCATGGTCTGAAGCGTGGACCGATCAGTGGCCTGACGGAATGGATCTGGCCTTCGTGGAAGCGTTCGAATCAGTGGGGTTCACCTGGGGCGGCGTGTGGGGGAAATCCGGCGCGAACTTCGTGGACCGGGCGCTGGGCTGTTCGTTCTTCGATCCCATGCACTTCGAACTTCGCCAGCGGTGACGGGCGAGAATTCCCCCAATTTTTTCGGGCCCACGTGTGGTTTCTAGCGATTCCCCTGGAAACTGTCACACCCACGGGATAGGGTGGCGGGACATAACCACGGGAAAGGAGCGCAAATGTCGCTTTCACAGGAACAGCTGGATATCCGGAAGACCGGGATCACGGCCACGGATATCACGAAGATCTGCGGGCTTTCAAACTACGGCGGGCCCATTGACGTACTACTGGACAAGCGGGGAACCCCTGCGCCATTCATCGAAACCGATCGGGTTCGGTGGGGGAACATTCTGGAAGGACCGATCCGGAAGGACTACGCCCAGCGGTTCGGCATGGCGGTGGTGGGCGGTGACAATATTGGAACCCTGCGCCACGAAGCGGAACCCTGGATCATTGCCACACCTGACGGCCTGGCCTATTCGCCTGGGCCAAACGACGCGATCCCAGCGTGGGGGTGGGAAGGGAAAACCCACACCGGGTGGCTGTCCCACCTGTACGGCGAACCAGGCACGGATCAGGTTCCCAGGTGGGAACTTGTCCAATGCCAGTGGAACCTGATCGTGGCGCGTTCGAAGCCATGGGGTGGGCACCTGACGCGATGGGATCTGACGGCGTTTATGGATGGCGTGCCAGTGGACTACACGATCACCCACGATCAGGAACTGGCGGACATGCTGATCAAAGCTGGGCGGGCGTTCTGGGATGATCACGTGATCGGCGGGAAGGAACTGGATCCGGATGGCAGCGACGGATTCAGCGCGCACCTGGCGCGAAGGTTCCCCAAGAACAGCGAAGAAATGGTGGAAGCGAATCCGGAAGATCTGGGAATCGCCCAAGGACTTCGCAAGCTGCGGGAAGAAATCCACGCCCTGGAAGCCGATGAAGCGCGCCACGTTCAGTTCCTGAAGGAAGCGATCGGAGCGAATAGCGGTCTTGAGTGGCTAGAAATGGACACTGACAAGGACGGGAAGCCCAGGGAAGTGAAGCGGAAGATCACCTGGCGGCGTTCGAAGGACACCACGAAGGTGGACTGGAAAGCCCTGGCTGGCGATCTGCGGAATGCCCTGGAACTGATCACGGCCGAATCAAGCGGAACGGTTCCAGTTCCGAACCTGGATGAAGTGACTGCGAAGAACACCACCCCAAAACCAGGATCACGGCGCTTTGTAGTTCCGCGATCCTGGAGTAAATAACACCCATGAAGACACTGGAGAAAAACGAAATGCAAAACGGACAAAACGGCGGCGCCATGGTGCGCAGCGATTCATTCGGCGGCCAGCAGCTGGCCACGGTACAGGAAACGGCCAGCACGGCCATGGCAGCCCAGGCGAAGGCTGTGGTGGAAGCCAGATCGATCATGGCCATGCACAATCCACGGAACTTTGATCAAGTACGTACTGAACTGCTGCGGGAATGCCAGCGGCCCAGTTTCGCGGAAGTGGCCCGATACCGGAAGCCAGTGGGCGCGGGGATCGAAGGGCTATCAATTCGGTTCGTGGAACAGGCCCTGCAAATTCTGGGGAACTGCGAAACCAGCGCGGTGACGGTTTATGACGATGACGTGAAGCGGATCGTGGCTGTGATAGTGATGGACTACGAACGGAACGTGTGCCATTCCACCCAGATCACTGTTCAGAAAACGGTGGAGCGTTCGAAGCTGCGGAATGGTCAAACGGCCCTGGGGCGGCGCACGGGCGCGGGTGGCCAAACGGTTTACATTGTGGCGGCCACTGATGACGATCTGCTGAACAAACAGGGATCCCTGGTTTCGAAGGCGATCCGAACTAACGGGCTGCGCCTGATCCCTGGATGGCTACAGGATGAAGCCGAACAGGCGATCAAGGCCACGGCCCAGAACCAGGCAGCGAAGGATCCTGACGCTGAACGGCGGAAGCTGGCGGACGCCTTCGCGGCGTTCAATGTCCAGCCAGTGGACCTGGAAGAATACCTGGCGCACGATCTGGATAAGATCAGCCCAGCCGAACTGGTGGAACTGCGCCAGGTTTACATGGCGATCAAGGATGGCCAAACGAACTGGCAGGACACGATCGAACATAGGCGCGATCAGCAAGGCACAGCAGCCCCACGGGCGGCGCCAGCCACCCAGGCGGCCAAAGGGGCCCAGGCGGTGAAGGACAAGCTGGCGGCCAAGAAACCAGCACCAGTGGCGAAGCCAGTGGCGGAACCAAAACTGGACGCTGGGCAAGCTGCGCCCAATGAATCGATCCCAGTTGCAAGCGCGGAAGCGAAGGGCGTGGCACCTGGCGCGAAGAAACCAGCACCCATGGCGAAGCCAGTGGCGAAGCCAGTGGCGGAACCAGTGGCGAAGCCAGTGGCGGAACCAGTGGCGGAACCAGTGGCGGAACCAAAACTGGACGCTGGGCAAGCTGCGCCCAATGAATCGATCCCAGTTGCAAGCGCGGAAGCGAAGGGCGTGGCACCTGGCGCGAAGAAACCCAGCCGATCGAAAGCGGCCCAGGAACAGCGGAAGGCTGAAGTGGCCCCCATGAACCTGACCCCTTCCAAGTGTCTGACGTACTACGTCCAGAACGGCGATCCCAGGAACCTAGTCAAAGCCCAGGAACTGACGGCGAAGTCACCACCTGACCATGAAGCGGCGATGGAGGAAGCGGCGATGGAGCGGGATCACGAATCAGTCCAGGCTGAAACCAGCCAGCGCCAGGCGAAGCTGGAAAACAGCACCACCACGGCGGAACCGGAATGGATGCGCGGCGGCCCACCACCGGGTGAAGAGTTCGAATAAGCTAGACTGAAGCGCGATCCGTGGCGGTTCGCTGTGATGCGCCTGGGGCTGTGATGGCCCTGGGGTGTACTGGCTCACGATGCTGAAGAAAAAAAAGGGTAAGCGAATGAGTGATAACGAGGGAACAGATGATAGTAGGCGAGCTCTAGAGGTAGTAGCGTACGAGCTTGGCGCGGTCATTGATGACGCTATCAGTGGTAGCAGTGTGCGGTATATCTTACTACTAGATGGCGAAGACGTGCATGGAGATAAAGTATCTGCGAACGTTGGCAATATGACGGTAGGGGCTACTTATCAGCATGTCGATCTGCTGAGGGATGAGGTAGGCAAAATGCTTAGAGTAAAGGAGGGGAAGCGATGAGTGTAGTCGATGACGCGATGAGTTAGCACGGCAGGCGCTTGATGATGCGCACGAGTGCTGGGACGATGGGTGCGGCGCGTTTCCTATTGGAAACCAGAACGGTTTCCAGTACAGTTGGAGCCTGATGTCAGTGACCTTTGGAATAATCGGTGAACGTGCGGACGAGATGGACACAATGGGCGTGCGCTGGGCGAACTTCCACCAGGAAGGTGCTGGACTGGTACTGCGCGCCATGGGGCTGCTGATGGATGAAACCACAGAAATGGTGGGGGAGTTCGCGGCGCGTGACGTGGCGAAGGAATGCAGGCGGATCCTGTCAAATGCCCAGGATCCTGAACTGGTGCGGCGCGTTCGCCAGCTGGCCAGCGTGGCCCAGGAAGCTGGGGATCTAGGGCGGATCTGGTACGGGTGAAGATGGTCGGCCACGGTGTGGGCTTTGAGCAATGCCCAGGCGCCAGGAAACGGTGGACATGATCACCAGGCGGCTGCCATTGAGTGGGAAACAGCGAACCACGGAAATGGCCAAGAATAGCGGAACCTGAAGACGGTGGCGGCGGTTGACGCTAACTGACGCTAACTGACACGTATCGGCTGGCTGCGATCTCGGATGGCGAGCAGTAAACTGGACAGCCACAGGTTTCCAGTGGTAGTGGTGGAAACAATGGAAGATCAAAACAAAGGCGGACGGCCACGCGTGAATCCACCACGGATCACGAAGTTCGGGGAATGGATGAAGGCCAGCGGGATGGCCCCCATGGACGTGAAGGAAGCGCTGGGCTGCGGGCTGTCCACGGTGTACGCGCTGGCGGGGGGCGAGTTTATGCCCAGCCGGGAACTGGGGTGGAAGATCACCGAACTGACAAAGGGCGCGGTTCCATTCACGAAGGTGGCGTGGAAATCGAGTAAGATCTAGTGGGCGCGATATGGGCGAAGGTGGACGCCCTGCTGCCAATGAATCCCAGGTGTTTCGCTGCTGGATTCATGGCCACCACGATTTACAGCAATCTGCTACTTCTGAACAAGGCCCACGGCCGGAAGGGGAAGGTTTCGGTGGCGATGGCCAGTCCGGAATATCTGGTGCGCTACCTTCAGATCGATCGCGAGTTCGAAGCTGCGGAAGCGTTCCGGCGTGTGAAGGACGCGCTGCGGGCGTGCGTGAAGGAAGGGCTGATCGCGCTGGAAGATGACGGGATCCAGATTCTGGGATGGTCTGGACAGTGGAGCGAAAACACCACCAGCACTGAAAGAACACGCAAGTGGCGAGAAAAGCAAAGGGACGCGGCGGAACCTGACGGTGACGGTGGGACGGCGGGAACGGGATGGGACGAAAGCGACGTGGGAACGTCAAGACTAGAAGAGAATAGACTAGAAGAGAATAGATCAGAGTATTCAGGCGAAACCGCCACGGGCGCTTCCGATGAAGAACCCAAACCCAAGGGTAAGGCGAAACCCAAAGCCCTGGATCCTGATTCCATTCCTGAACGGGCCCACCTGGCGGCCCAGGTTCTGGCGGACTACGTGCGGGAAAACAATCCGGACGGGAACCTGGCCAAGATGACGCCAGCCGAACGGGTGCGGGCGATCCTGAAGTCTGCTGACCAGCTGCGCATTCACAGCAAGAAACACGAGTGGGCCACGATCGACGCCATGATCGCCTTCAGCCAGCGCGATAAATTCTGGGCGCCACTGGTTCACGATGGCGCCAGGCTGCGGAAGCACTGGGACACGATGGCGGGCCAGCGGAACGGGAACGCCAGGGGCCACGATGACGTTCGCGTGGGACGTGTGGAACCTGCGCCCCATTCAGCCCACGAAGGCGGGGAAGTTCAGCTGTGAAGTTCGGAGCTGACACCCTGGCGGCCCTGGAACTTCCGAACCTGACGGAAGCGGAGTGGGCGGCCCGCGATGCTGGGATCCAGGCTGAACTGGAAGCCCAGGAAGCGGCCACACGGGCCACGGACGAAAAGCTGGCACGTGTGCGCGTCCTGGAAGGCGGGGCCCCTGAACGGGCTGTGCGTGATTCCTTCGCGGAGTGGTTCGACGTGGGCGCGGAATCTGTTCTGGCCCTGCGCGATTTCCACACGGACGAACGCGGGATCCGGATTCTAGCAGGTGGAGTGGGATCCGGGAAGACGCTGGCGGCGATCAGGTGGCTGGCTGAACACGGCGGATCGCGGCCCGTATTCCTGCGCGTTTCTGAATTTGAAACGGTTTCCAGATACGATCGGGAAGCGCGGGCGCAGTGGAAGGGCGCCACGGCGCTGGTGTTCGATGACCTGGGCGCTGAATACGCTGACGCGAAAGGGAATTTCCTGGCGGACCTGGACGAACTGATCGACGTGTACGCGGGGCGGTTCGCCAGGCTGATAATCACCACGAACCTGACGCCTGCGCAGTTCAAGGAACGCTATCTGGCGCGGATCCTGTCCAGGCTGCGGGCGAATGCGCGCTGGAAATCACTTCAGGGCGCGGATCGGCGGGTAGGACTTTGAACCTGGCGAAGATGCACGGGAACTATGCCCACACCTGGTGGACGCCTGAAGAATGGATGGCGTGGGCGTTCGCCACCATGGGCGGCGAATACCTGTGGGATCCGTGTCCCATGGACTACGAAGGCGGCGGCCACGAATCAGGGCTGGATCGCAAGTGGGCGAAGCGGACCTACTGCAACCACCCGGGCGGACGTGGAGCGGCGCAGGCATGGTGGGCGAAATACCAACTGGAACAGGCGCGGCACCTGGGAACCATGCGCTTCGTGTGGTGCGCGTTTTCGGTGGAACAGTTCCGCCACCTTCGCCAGTCGCCGTTCGAACTTCCAGGCTGGATCGTGTGGCCACGGGATCGGATCGGCTACGTGTGGGGTGGCCCTGACATGGGCATGGCGAACGGAAAACTGGTGGAATGCGTGGGGGAGTACGAAGATCTTGAAGTCCACAGAAAACACGGCGAACGCCAGAAATCACCAGGCCAGTGGTCTGCATTCTGGACGAACTGCAAACCAGCAAACCCACCGGGGGAGTGCATGATCACAAGAACAGGCGGACGGGAATGAATGGCAAAAGAAAAAGCAAGGCTGGAAATAGTACGCGGGGAAACCGGAAAGCTGTCAAAGTGGGCGCCAGTGACGTGGAAGCACCCAGAGCAGATCCGGAAACCGGATCCGGAAAATCCCCAGGGGATGAACAGGGCGCAGCTTTACCAGTGGGCGCAGTTCTACGGCGAACGCCCAGCCCACCTGGTGTGGCCGTTCGTGGCGCTGGCGCTGATGACGATGGGCGCGCTGATGGTAACGGCGGCGCTGTCCTGAAGTTCCACGTTCCTGGCGTCCCGGTTCCACAGGGGAACCACAGGATCAAGTTCGTGGGGCGGCGTGGGACTAAGAAAAAACCCATGATCTACGAATCAACGAAGGGCCACAGCGCCTGGCGCGTGAAGGTGACACGGATGGCCACGGTGGCGATGCGCGAACAGGGCCACGAACTGATCGACGGTCCAGTGGTGCTGGGCGTTCGGTTCCGCTTTTCACGGCCACCTTCGCACGTGCTGAAGTCCGGGGAGCTGGCGAAGGGTGCGCCCCTGGCGAAGATCAGCAGCCCAGATCTTTCCAAACTGGTGCGATGCGTGGAAGACTCGCTGACGGACGCTGAAGCGTGGACGGATGACAGCTACGTGACGCGCCTGGTGGCGTCCAAAATGTACGCGAAGCCAGGCGAAGTGGTGGGTGTGGAAGTGACAGTGGCGGCGGTTTCGGAATGAGACATGGGGACGCTGATCGCGGTGCTACTGGCCCCATGTTCACGGAAGAACGGAAGCTGACGGGGAAGCGGGCGTGGAAGAACTGCAAAGTGGGCGAAGTGGGAACCATGGCCCAGGTGCTGGGCGGTGATGAAATCGAAGTCCAGGCGAAATCCGGGAAGTGGTACACGGCCACTGTGGCGTGGGACTATTGGGACGGCGCGGCCATGCTTCGAATGAACGAGTCCCTGGCAGCTGAAGACATGCGCGTGATGGGTAAGACGGTGCCAGTTCGCTGGCGGAAGGTGCGGCCGAAATGACACTGGAAGACATGATGGAAGCGAAGCGCCAGATCGATGAAATGACGCGAAGCACGGAACCAGTGGTGGCGCAGTTCAGGGCGAACCGCGAAACCTGCGAAGGCATAGTGGGCACCATGCCGGAAATGGGGCCACGCCCTGAATGGGCGGGGTTCGCGTTCCGTGGGATCGCGCTGGTTCCTGACGAATCGCTACCCACGGGCCAGGTGCGCCAGGATTTTAGCTGTAGGCACTGCCACGAAATCGGGCTGGAATTGAGTCCGGACGGGCATGAACTGAAATGGTGCTGTCCAAACTGTAAGCGGTGGCACCACGTGAACTATGGTGGAAGCGGAGTATGAAACGAAAAGACAAAACGAAGCGGCGATCAAGGTTTAAGCGGCGCAAGGATGACGCCATTCTACTGGCCTATGCGCGCTATGAATATCAGCAGGCACGCGTCCGGAAGGCGAAGGAAACCGGCGTGGACGTGGCCATGATCCAGGATCGCCTGGGGTTCAAGGAATCGATCAAGGTGGGGCACGTGCGCCTGTCCCAATGGTTCAACGCGCTACCTGAAGGCGCGAAGGAAACGGCGCGGACTGAACTGGCGGCGAAGATGGGGCCGGGCGTATGAAGTGGCGCTGGTGGTATTTTCTGCTGGTTCCCTTCACAGCGCTGAACGTCCTGGCGTCCCTGCTGCTGGCGATACCCTACGGCGTTCGTGCGTGGCGCTGGCGGGCGGGGTGCCTGGAAATGGTGGCCAAGGAACGGGACGGGGTGACGCGTATCTGGGGGCGGCCTGGTGCGCAATCGCTGGGCTGCAACGTGATCTGGTACGCAAGCGAACGCCAGTGGGATCGGCCCAGCCTGCGCGTCCACGAACGCGTCCACACGATCCAGGGGATCATGGGCCTGGGCCTGCTATTCGGCGCAGCCTATGGGATCCAGTTTCTGTGGGAGTGGGCGGCGATCAGGTTCGGCCCGTGGCATTCGGCATATATGCGGATCTGGGCGGAACGCCAGGCGTACCGTATCCAGGACGAATTCGAAGCTGGGCAGCGCCCAGGCGCGTGGGGTGAATGATGGGCTGCGGGTTTTGTAATGAGAGAACTGACGGGCTGCTGGACAAGGTGCTGGCGGCGATGCGGAACAGGGGGCGCGTGTACGCGGAACCCTGTGACCAGTGCCTGGAACGGTGCCACGTGAATGGTGGCCCCATGAAGTTCTGGACGGTTCAAGGAATCAGGCTGGCGATACTCGCTGACCGTAGAAACAGACATGGGAGTGAAGAAAATGGGCGAGATCGAAATACTGAAGGCGAATGAGGAGGCGCTGGCCATGATGACGGCCAGGGCGCTGGCAGCGGAAGCGGCACTGGTTAAAATCACCCAGATCCTACTGGACGGTCGGCCCGTTCCGGACTGCTATGAAGTGGCCCCTGAAGCCATCGTGTGGCAGATCCGGGAACTGAAGCGCCAGCTGAAGGAATCCCACGTGAAACTACGCGTGGCGGTGGACAAGTCCCTGGAAGTTCGGCCAGGCGGAACGATCTGATGCTTGTGGTTTACATGGCCCACCCAGTATCCGGGGACGTGGAAGGGAATCTGGCGAAGGCCAGGGTTCTGGTTCGCGAACTGGAAGAAACCCACCCTGACGTGGCGATCGTCGCCAGTTGGATCACTGAATGCGAAGTGTGGGATGACGCGAACCCAATAGAACGGGCGGCTGGCCTACGGCGTGACATGGCGGTGATCGGCGTGTGCCACGAACTGTGGCTGGTGGGCCCGCACGTATCCGGCGGGATGGCGATGGAGCGGGATCACGCGATGGCCCTGGGGATCCCGGTTCGCAATATTACAGGGAATCGTGATGGGTGAGAAAGATCGAATGGTGAAGGCGATGAACAAGGCGGGCGGCCAGCGGGTGCGGATTCACACGGTGAAGGCGGTGAACGGCCCACCTGGGCACGATGATCCATATCAGCGGGGAATGCGGCATGGCCACGATCAGGCCATGGAAGGCGAAGCGGCTGAACTGCTGCGCCTGCGCGGCCTGGAAGGCGAACTGCGAAGAATGCTTCCACTGCTGGAACTGAACAGGAGCACCACTGGCGTGGCGAAGCGGCTGAAGCTGCTGCTGGGGGACGCGTGATCACTTGCATGAAATGCCGGGAAACCCACGGTGGCGATCACACGTGCCTGGACTCGCTGACCACGGCGGAACTGTACAGCTATGAAGCCAGGCTGCTGGGGCTGAAGGAAATGATCAGGTGTGAACTTCAGCAATTCCTGGACCGTAAGATCACGCCAGCGCGCCTGGCGGACCTGAAGCTGACGGCGGCGCGAATCACCGAAAAGCTGGACGCGGAAGAACTGCCAGCGGACGCCATGGGGGACTTCGCGGAATACTCTGCTGGAATTATGGAACGGATATTCCAACCGATAACGGGGGAAACAGAATGACGAAAACGAAGATCTTCAGAATGCTTGGGCTGCTGGCCCTGGCCATCGCGGGAATGGTCCTGATCGGCTATATGTATCGCACAGGGCCACAGGCGGCGGAACTGGTGTGGAACCCAGCGGCCACCAGGCGCCCCACGGTTCCGATCATGGTGGACTATGGGGACGATTTCGATCGGCCCACGTATCACGCGATCCTTCTGTGGAATGACATAATGCCCACGGTGGATGGCGCACGGGGCCAGGACTTGTTCCACGCTGGTTCCCTGGAAGGCGCACAGCCTGGGGAATCGGTGGTGCGGATTCTATCAGCGAACGGGGAACCGTGCGGGGATCCATGGCGGCCTGAAGCGGAAGACGGCCACAGCGCCACAGCGTACCAATGCCCAGCGCGGCCTGATGGGGTGGACCTGTGGGAAGTCCACGTGAATTTTCCGGGCGATATCCACACCCAGCTTTGCATAGTGGCCCACGAACTGGGGCACGTGCTGGGCCTGGCGGACGAAAACCACCCAGGAACCCCTGGCGTGATGAATCCCCACGTGTGCGGCGAACTGGTGCGCGTGAATGACAAGGATGCGGCGGCCATCGTGGAGCGATACCGATGAAGCCGATCACCCAGGCCCTGAAGTTCACGGAACCCGTGCGGGCGGTTATCATTCTGAAGGAAATCCAGGGGCCACAGCGCGGTGACGTGATCATGGCGAATCCAATGGTGACGGAATACGTGGTGACGCTGGAAGGAAACCAGCTGAAGTTCGAAATGACGCTGGCGGACGATGATCACGGCCTGTCACACCCAGAAATCAGCGATCTGATCGAGTCCGGGAACTTCAGCCTGGGCACACCTGTGGCGCGGCGGGATGCGTGCCCTAATTGCTACCGTAGTGGCCAGGTGATCGCTAGCCTGGGCCACTCGCCAGCCTGTGGGTTCAGGGCATGAAGATCGAACTGGAAGACGGGCTGATCCGTGTGCGGCTGGGGAAAGGGGACGGGGACACGATCGGGGAATTCGTGCCACTGGGCGATCCCCAGATTCACCTGGGATATATCAGGCGCATGATCCGGCTGTGCTGCGCGGAAGCGGTGGAGTGTGACGCGGATCGGTTCGTGATGGAAATGGCGGCGGAACTGAAGGCCAAGGCGGAACCATGATCCACGTGTATCGCGGCCCAGCCATGGTGGAGCGGCCAGCGAACCCACCTGAACAACGAAGCGCGGCGTTCTGTCCAGAGTGCAAGAAATACCGGGTTCAGGATCTGGTGATGCTGGCCCCAGTTATGGATTTCACAATGCGGGACGATGAACTGACGGCGGCGGCGTTCTGTGGCCCAGTGTTCAGGTGGAAGTGTCCCTGCGGGAATCGGATCCATGCAAACCTGGAAGCGGTGGGGTGGTGACGGAACCAGGGGAAACCGTGGGTGAAGCACGGGCGCGGCTGGAACGGGAACTGCTGGCCATGTATCGGAAACTTCCCCTGTGGTTCAGGGTGGGGTGGCGGTGCTGGGCTAGACTGAACCGGAAGCGGTGGGAACGCCAGGGAACGGTTCGTGACGTTCGTGGGACGCTGTGACAAACTGTGACGTTCTGTGACGAACTAGGATCAAGGATCACTGATGACAAAGCGAAAAGCGAAAAGCAAGGCGGCCCCCAAGGCTGGGCAGCTGTCCAAACTGAACACCCAGCTTCTGGTTCAGGCTGAACTGGGGATGATATGCGGCGAACACCCCACGGCCCTGGGCGAACGCCTGGCGGTGGCCCATGACGTGACGATCCGAACGGTGGCCCGCTACTTCAGAATGATCCGGGAACGGTGGGCGAAGGAAGAAAGCGAACTGCGCCCAGCGCGGCGTGAAGAGTTCAGGGCCATGGTCAAAGCGAACTTCGCCATGGCCTTCGCCACTGAAAACGCGGGGGCTGGTGCGGCCACGCTGCGCCTACTCGCCAGGCTGGACGGGCTGGAAGCGCCCCTGGAAGTGAAGATCAACGGCGGCCTGGACGTGCGGGCGCTGTCACCCAAGGAACGGCGGGACGAAATCGAACGCCTTCTGGAAATCAGAGCAAGCGCAGGGAAGGCCCTGACGCCTACAGGTGGGACAAGTGGGAAGACAGAGCACTAGGTTTCTGGTACAGTTGGAAACGTATGAAACACCGATTTGAAATAAAGGCGGAAGACTACCAGGGCGGGATGGCCACCCTATGCAGTGAACCCACGCTGAAGGCGGCGAAGGCCACCATGGAACGCGAACTGGATCAGGACTGGCGGGACGTGTATATCTGGGACAGCCTGGAAGGCGATCGCATTGATCCCACGTACCGGGTGACGTGCTAGCGATGGCGGGCCAGGTAGTCTTTTACGGGTTCACGCCCAAGGCTGGCGCCGAACTGGAGATCGATGGGAGGATGGGCGCGTGATGGCATGGCGGGCGATGAAGGAACTGGCGTGGAACATGGTTTCCCGGCACAGGTACACGATCCCAGCGGCGGCCGTGGCGATCCTGTGGTGGTGGGCGAACTGATGGGGGATCCGTGTAACCGGATGCACTACCCTGGCAACGATCCAGAGAACGGCCCAGCCGAACCCTGTAGGCTGGTGGTGGGCCACGCTGGAAGCCATCGCGGGCGCAGCCAGGGAATGGTTCTGGGCGAATGCAGTGAAGCGAAGCTGGACAGCTATCCCCCGATCCCTTCCCGCGTCGAATGCCCAGACTGCAATGGCGAATGCGGGGATGAAGGCCCTGTGACGTGTTCCTGGCGCTGTGACTGGTGCGGCGGGTGTCTCGATCTATCTTCAGAGTGTGGCACTTGTGAAGGTGCGGGCGAAGTGGTGCTGGAAGCGGAGCAATGCCACGCCAGCGCGAACGGCGAACACTGCGAACACTGCGGGGAAGATGACGCCCAGGGGGACGCGCTGATCTGCTGTTTCTGTGGATACGACTGTGATGCTGCTGAAGCGGCGGCCATCGCGGCCCAGGCTGCTGTGGTTGACGCCTAGTGTGCGAAATAGATCTGGAACCGTGCGACGTGTGGAAGGAAACCAAGATCGGGAAGGCCAGGAAGGCCCACGTGTGCGACTGCTGCCACGGCCCGATCAGGGTGGGCGAGTCATATACGAAGCTGTTCACGGTACAGGACGGCGAAGCTGACAGCGAGAAATCATGCCTGGCGTGCGACGATGACGCGGCGGAATTCACAGTGGATCATTCCATGCGTTCGGTTCCCAGCTACATGGGCGAACTATACGGGCAATGCGTCCAGGACTCGCTGGATGAAGGGGACGCGGCGAACGCGGACAAATACCAGCAGATCCTGAAGCGCAGGGCGGAACGGGGGACGCTGTGAACCCCACACGGTGCGCCTGCTGCCACAGGTACGCCCCCAAGGGCCACGAAAGCGGCGATCCTGTGGGCGAATGCCATGGCCACGCGAACCTGATGGAAGCGCGGGACATTGCCAGGGCGTGGAAGGCCAGGGCGCTGAAGGCGGGGTGGGTAAAGCCCACGGCGTGCGTGAACTGTGGCGGACCACTGAAGCCATGCAATGGCGTGGCCGGGAACTACTGCCCAGCGTGCCTGACGGGGCCACCTGGACCACAGCACCCACGGTGTAAGATGGCGGACGTGGCGATCACCCCAGAACCTGGGCACGCGCTGAACGCCAGGCGGGATTTCAAATACCCACACGAACGCACGCTGGAACAGAAAATGGCGGATCACCTGGCGGACTGTATCGCCAAAGGTAAGCCACTGATCTACTGCCAGGGGCCCAAGCGCCACCACGCTGTGGTGGATACGCCCATGGGCGATCAGATGGTCAATCGGGGGTGCTTCCACTGTGACGCGTTTCCTGAAATACAGGGCTGAAGTGGTAGGCTGGGCCATGGGCGAAATGATCCGAGTGGTGGAAGCCAAGGAAACCGGACGCCAGGTGATGCGCGTGCTGTGCGAATTCTGTGGTGAACGGAATGATATGACGCTGGTGCGAATGGAAGCTGATGGAGTGCAAACCCACAAAGCCAGCCTGGTGCTGTGCTGCGATGAAACGCGTGATCGGATAAACCAGGGATCGACGGGGAACAACTGAAATGTTAAAAGCGGCCCGCGATGACACCCCAGGAAGCACAGGACGAACTGAATCAGGCGGTTCTGTGGCCATTCCTGGCGCACGTGAACGGCGGCACCAGGCCATTCAAGGCACGCGGCGCGGTGGCCCATGCGAATGGCCTGCTGCGCCCATGCTGCGAAGCCCAGGGCGTGCTGGATACTGATGGAAAGCGGCCAGCTGGATGAAGAGTGGACGCCAGATCTAGAAGCGCAGCTGGCTGAACTGCTGCAATATGAAACGGAAGTGGAACGCCTGGATCCGTTCATTCGGCGGATCAGCCCCAGGCTTCCGCCACCCATGCACCTGGCGCCCCTGATCGATGCGTGGGAACGCACCAGGGACGGCCCAGTTTACGCGGTGATCGAACTGCCACCCAGGCACGCGAAAACCACCACGGCGCTTCACGGGTTCACCTGGCGCATGATGCTGGATCCATGCCTTCACAATGCCTTCATCGCGTATTCTGAAGGGCTATCCTTTGACAAGTCCAGGATCGCCAGGCGCATGGCCAGGGAAGCTGGCGTGAACCTGGACGAATCCAGCCAGGGCGTGGCCAAGTGGTCCACGAAGGAAGGCGGATCGTTCCTGGCAACTTCGATCGGCGGTGGCATCACAGGCAAGGGCCTGAACGGCGTGGCGGTGATCGATGATCCCCACAAGGATCGCGCTGAAGCGGAATCCAGGAAGATCCGCGATAAGATCTGGGACTGGTTCAGGGATACCTTCTGGACGCGCCTGGAGGATGAATGTTCCGTGTTCATTATCCAAACGCGCTGGCATAAGGACGATCTGGCGGGGCGAGTCCTGAAGGGTTTCGAAGATCCGGAAACGGGCGATCCGATCGAGTTCGAACGGATCAGGCTTCCGGCGCTGGCGGAAAATGACGATCCACTGGGACGGGCGGAAGGTGAAGCGCTGTGGCCTGAACGGTTCCCAGCCAAGAAACTACACGGGATCCGATCGATCATGGGCCCCTATGGTTTTGGTTCGCTTTACCAGCAGGCACCCACCAGCAAGGGCCAGCAGATCTTCAGTGACTATCCGGCCAGGTTCAAAATGGACGAATGGAAGCTGGATGGCCACAGGGTGCTGATCGTGTGCGATCCGGCCACTACCGAAAGCACCAGCGCTGACCACACGGCGATCGGAGTGGTGGCGGCGAAGGGCTACGGTGAAGAAATGGAAGCGTGGGTGCTGGACTGGTGGCTGGGCCAGAAGGAGACCCCTTTCGTGGTGAAGATGCTGAGACACTTCCAGTCACAGTGGTGGGGCGTGGCTGTGGGCGTCGAAGCTGTGGGCGGGTTCAAGGCGGTTCCCCAGCTGCTGCGGGCTGAAGATCCCACGCTGAAGGTTCTGGAAATCACACCGATCGGGGACAAGTGGACACGGGCCCAGAACGGCGCCAGCGCGTGGACGGAGGGGCGATACCATATCCCGATCGATCGGGCCTGGGCGAAGCCACTGATCGCGGAAGCCACAGACTTCACCCCAGCGGCCAGCGTGGACGATCAGATCGATGTTCTGGCGCACGCATGGAATACGCTGTTTCAGGCGAAGCCAGCCAGGAAACGTGGCCCGCGTAAGTCTAACCATTTGCCATTCGGATAGTTTCAGGGCAGTATGGCGGCGTGAGTTTCCGCCATGAACAGCGATTCCCCCAGGCGGCTGGCGCGTGGTAGTGTCGGCCCATGGCACGAAGGCAGCGTGAATCCTTAGATCTCGGAAGCCCAGCCCCAAAGGTTCAGGTTAGATCACCACGGCGGCCAGTGGCACCCCCCAGGGTTTTGCTACCCACGCCAGCTGCTGTTCCCGCCGTGGCGATCGCTGAAATCCCTGTGGTTCACGAAGTGGCCATGGAAGATCTGGGCACGCCAGAACCGGCGCCAAAACCCAAGCGCAAGCGGGCCCCAGGCGGGCGGAAGGCGAAGAAATAAATGGCCACCAGCATTCCAAAGGGAAGCCTGAAAACGGCGATCGATCACGAACTAGGGCCACAGCGTGCTGGCCTGGAAAGCTACCAGGCGAAGCAAGCGGCGAAGCTATCCCAGGGCGATGGCGGCACTGACCAGCCAGCCCCAGCGGGTTCGCTACCGTGGAAGGTGTTCCAGGAACGCCACCCTGAATATGACGCTGAACTGTGGGCGGAATGTCGGGCGCTATATGCTGGCGGCCCCAAGCTGCTGCGAAACTCCGAACTGATGGAACGCGTTTTCCCAATGCACAGGCATGAAGACGCTGAAGTTTACAAGGAACGTGTGAAGCGGGCCCACTACTTCCCCTATGCCGGATCGATCATCGATCAGCTGGTGGCTGGCCTGGGCGCGGATCCAATATCGATCCAGCCTGAAGCGAAGGAAGGGGAAGACGATGGCGATCGGCTGCCAAAGTGGTGGCGGGACTTCCTGACGGACGTTTCACCCAAAGGCGGGAAGCGGCAAAGCTGCCAGGCCCTGCTGATGGAAACGATCCGGGAAGCGCTGATCACACGGCGCGGGTGGATCCTGGTGGACCTTCCCCAGACGCCTGAAGAGTACGTGGAAGACGCACCTGACAGCCTGCTGGCCCAGGAACGTGCTGGGCTGCTGGATCCATACGCCATTTTCATTCCCAGCGAATACGTGATCGACTGGCAAATGGACCAGAACGGCGAACTGGAATGG